ATGATCGAGTGGATCAGACTCAAGGACTCACAGAAATTCAAGCGACCATTACATTTTTAAAGGGGTATCCTGGTTACACAGAATTCATGAACTATCTGAAACTTGGTGAAAAGGAACTCAAACTCTACTACGAAGCGGATGATTCCGCTTTTTGTTTTATTGACATTAAATCGATATCAAAACAAGAACTTATCGCTGGAACTTTAGCATGTCAGGTTGTATTTCAAAAACTGTCTTTATGGTTAAAAACACAAACCTATACCATTGAAGTGAATGAATCTACTCTGGGTAAAGTGTATCCATTTGTCTATCCTTTTGTGTATTCCGCATTTTATGAAGGCAAGATTCAAATAACAAATCGTGGAATATTCAAAGCTCCATTATTGATCGAAATCATGGGAGCAGTGGATGAACCAGAAGTCATCATAAGAAAAGGTAGTAAAGTCATTACCATGTTAAGGCTTTATCACAGCCAACTAAATGGAGAAATACATATCTCTGCAGTACCCAATAAGCAGTTTATAAGAAAAATTGACAATGGTGAAGTTGTCTCTATCTACGGAAGCCAGGATTTCACTTGCGACAATTTCTTGTTTGTTGAGCCTGGTGAATATGAGGTTGAATTTAGACCAGGTGTTGC